TATTCCGATTTCACTTGTAATTCCTGTAGTAACAGCAGTTGAAACTAAAGGTGATTGTATTGCATTATCAATAGCAACTAAACATTTAGTATTCTGATTTCTAGCAAATATGGTATGAGCTGCACCTACACCTACAGCACTTAATTCCAATATATTAGGAATTTCTTTTAAAGCATCTTCTGCAGTCTTAGCAAACTTAATTGTTTGATTATCAACCTTAACAAGGAAAAGATTAGAAGGAAGAAGAGTGGTAACTCCAATTCCTGAAATATTGGTGGATGCAATACTAATAGGAGTTCCACCTTGAGCATAAGTAACTTCTTCTCCAGTTACAAAGAAATGATCAGGAAGGGTAACTGTATTATCAGTTACGTTTACGATGGTACTATCACTTGCATCAAAATTTCTAGAGAAAATATTCTTTTGATTATGCTGTAAGTTAAATGCACGTTTTACATCTATTTCAGTACCTTCATAAACACCATATCCAGCATTGATTTCAGCTGTGCCAAGATCAATACCATCAACAGAATCAATATCAGAATTTTCAGCTGCAATTTGAAGTGCTGCTTGGAAAACACGAACAGAAACTCCAATACCAGCATTTGGAGTATAGAACAATTGAGTATGTGAAGTTGTAGTAGAAACAGCAGCACCAACTGTACCTAATCCAGAATATACTGCTCCTTCATTAGTAGTTACGTTTCCATATTCAGTAATGTATGCTTCTGAACTATCATTAACTACAATTACCTCTATCATCTCATATTCTTCATTAGATGTATCTTCAACGCTAATTACATAGTAAGCAGCGTTATTGTCGTCTACTTCAGAGGTATTATTAATACCATATTCAGCAATTTTATGAGCTAATGGAGATCCTGCAGATGCAATGTGTGTATAAGAGGAATTAAGGAATCCTGTATCTTGATCACCTGCCCCTAGATATTGAGTTCCCACTCCTGTTGATAAAGTGCTTGCTATGGATATTCTTAAAGTATTAACAGTACATGCTATTCCAGCAGTAGGAATAAAGTCTATATTAATGTCACCATCACTCATGTCAGCTGCATAAGTTCCTAGTCCAACTTCCGCACCATATTCATCAACAGAATGAGTAGTAAGTTGTGAATATTCCATCAAATCAACAGTGGTTCCATTATGAATTACATTTAATTCATCATATTCAAAATTACCATCATCACCACTTATTTGAACAATTATTTTTGAACTTCTATAAGTAGAAGCGATTCCCACCACAGTCGTAGTGGTATTAGCAGGAACACTAGCTGTACTAGATCTGATATCAACACTAGTTCCTAAAGTAGTAGTTCCAATACCTGCAGTGCTAATTCCTAATACACCAAAACTTATAGCACTTACGTTGTAATTATTATTTGCAAATTTAGTAGGATAGAAAAGTAATTCACCTTCTGTACCACTTATATTTCCATCAAACCAACCTAGATCACTTACAGTTCCTTCTTTACCATAATTATTAACATACATCTGAGTTCCATCATTAAGAAGAGAAACCATTACAACTTGTCTCTCACCAGTAAAGGTAGCATCCTTTATTAAAGTAACATATTTGACAGATCTTTGATCAAGATCAAATGTATCTACGGTTGAAAACTTGGTTCCTCTAGGATCGCTATTGAAATCAGAACTAAAATCATCTATAACCAAAGCTCTGTTACCAACTGATTCAAAGTAATCAGTTAAAACTCTAGAGTTAAAGAATACTTCATCGGATACAGTTTGAGTATCACTAATACTTAAAGAATTTTCTGTAACCAAATCAAATGCGGAATAACAATTTATATCTACTACACGTTCTGAATCTATAAAGACAAAAAGATCAGCTTCATCAGCAGTAACTCCCGAAGACGTATCATCTGTGGATACAACTTGAAGATCACTAAATTTTAAAAATCCTGTAGGATGATTGAGATTATGAACTGCTTCATCCCATGTATTATAATCAACTTTTGATTTTAAAGAATAAGAGAAGTTTTGATAGTAATTATTATCAGGAAGTCTTTCTAAATTATTGTTAAAGAATCCTGTATCTCTTGTCCACCCTTTTTTAACTACTGATCCAGCATTTAATTTAACCTCTGCATTAAAATTAATTTTTGATGTAACTTTTCCTTGAGTATGTGAAGTTTCACCTACGATGATATCATCTATACTAAATTCTGATGCTGTAGATACTTTTAGTAATTCAATTCTACTATTCCAATTTTCAACCTTACCTATTATATTTCCTGAAGTAACATTTTCACCATCTAAGAAATTATTAGTTTTTAATGAAATATCAAACTGAGGGAAATATCTTTCAGGAACAATTATACCTGCTGAATTAAGAGCATCAAAGTTTCCTGGAAAAATATTATCTTCAATATATCCATCTAAACTATAAGTAACAAATCCAACATTTCCTCCTAATGGAAAATGAGTTTTTGTTAATTCAAATAATGAATATCCATAATTAAGAGAATTATAACCAGTTCCCGTTGTTCCCAGCCCTACACTTATATTTTCGATTAAAACTTTATCTCCGACAAATAATGGTATGTCACTAGCATTACTGAATGAAGTATTTAACCCAACAGTAACTTCCTTAGTAGACATATTGTAACTGATAGTATTAATACCAATACCATTAATATTAGCCGTTGGAATTATAGTGGGAGTTACAGGATTCATTCCAAATGTATTTTTCAGAATGGTTACTTGAGAATCTCCTATCTCATATTCTATATCAACATCTTTAACTTGAGATCCAGTAAATCCATCAATGACAACCAAATTTGGTGCAATCGTATAATTTTTACCTACAGAACTAATTCCAATTGAATCAAAAGAAGTTAATGATTCTATCTGAAGAACTTCAGGTAAATTTAAAACAGGTCTTAAAGTATTATCACTTGGATAGTCAAATCCTATGTCCTCTATATTGGTAGAAATTATTTTACCAATAGATGTACTAGATGGTTCTAAAACAGCTTTAGTTCCTATACCCGATTGAATTGATGATACACCTACAATTTCGGTGTACCTATTTCCTTTGTAGTTCAATTCAACTTTAGAGATTCCACCATAAGCTTGTGCAGCATCAGTGGAATATTTAATTTTTGCTTGGGATGAACTATAAGTAACTTTCTCAGGAATATCTATTACGTTATAACTAAATGTGGTTGTAGTTCCAACTCCAGCCACAGCAAAATTACCCACATACACACTTTCTTTTACGTTTATTTTATTATAGTCATTAACTTCTTTATCAATAACAATACCACTCTTAGTTGGTGAAAGATCTTCACTTTCAATAGGATCAAATTTATAATATAATTCTGTTGGAAGATTTGCTGAAACTATCAACGATAACTCAGCATTTGTAGTAACTCCAACTGTTCCCGTTTTAGATACTTCAAATTTATCGTCTATGGTTGTAGATTTAAATATGTGTGTACAATTCCTGTCGGAATATAAATTAAAATCAAAAGCAGCTGCCGAACTCACCCCTATCTTAGAACCTAGAGAAGAATCTGATAGATTAAAGTTGACAGTATTATTATTATAAACATTCAGTGGAGGATTAATTGGTGATAAGGTTCCAGCAGCAGCAGAAGTTATATCAACAACCTCAGGAGTAAATTGGACTGCTTGATGTCTAGTCAGACAAAGTTTTACCTTATTTCTGGATTGTCTAAAGATATAGTAAATTTTATTATTTTCCAATCCACCAGCAGCTGTCGATGCAGTGTAAATTACCTTATCTCCACTGTTTAATTGATGATCACTAATACTAATAGTATTATTTGTTACATCAACATCTCCTGATGCAAAATCTTTAGGATCAAAAACTATTCTTCTATTAAAATCATTATATTTGACAGTAACCGCAGTGATTATACCTGGTTGCACAGTAACAGTAACATTATCATCAAAGAGTAGTGCATGAGTTGACGCAGTGGCTACTGTAACAACATTCTTACTAACTTCAGCAGTAACTACATTATCTTTATCAGTTTCAAAACTATGATAAACTCCTGTACCAAATCCCGTGAATCTTAATAATCCTCTAGTTTCACTTGTAGCTGCTACTCCTACAAAAGTACCAGTTGTACCTATTCCTACTTTAAAAGTAGAAATTCCAATAAGATCATTTGAAATTTTACCCACATAGAGAGTGGATTTATTAGGTAGGGTAAATGAAGTATGTCCATCGGTAGATACCCCAATAGAATCACCTCCATTGTTATAATAAGTTAAAACATCACCAGTATTTAATTCATGGTCTGGAAGGAAAATAGATTCAGTTTGAATATAAATCTGAGTTAAACCCGCACCTGGATTGGAGAATGAAATAGTAGTTCCAATACCTACACCAGTAATCGTTCCAACACCTAAAGCTTCCTTAGGTTCAAAATAAATTTCTTTATTTAACTCAAAAGTTACATCATTTTGAGGAGATGATTCATAGGTAAATTTTCTAGAATCTTCTGTTATTACAGATGTTGCAGTATGAGCAAGAGAAACAGTATTATTCTGAGCTCTTAAAACTCTTAATCTATAATTTTTTCTATCAACCGTAAGTACTTTTACATCTTCTGTTCCTATTCCAAGAGTATCATTTACACCAATTGATAATAAGTCACTATTTAAAGATCCAGCTACTCCAAAATATGTTACCAGTCCCGTAACACCTGTAGTACTTACTCCTCCAGTCAGATTTAATGTTTCCGTTCTTACACCAATATTAAAACTTCCTTCAAGAGAATTAATAGAAGTATTAAATCCAGATAATGAAACTAAATTTTTATTTACAAAATCATGAGGTAATGTAGAGATTGCAATAAAAGTACCATTTGAATCATAAGGAGATATTTCTAAATTTGAAATAGTGCTAGTTGCCACACTGATATTAGTTACCTCTTTTCCACTTACCTCTTTAATTTTAGCTTTAGCACTCTGAGATCTAAGTAAAGGTTCAAAAAGAATCTTTTCACCTACTTGATAATTGTTTCCTCCTGTTATAATTCCTACATTATCAATTTGTCCAGAAGAAGTCACCTTAATATCAACGATAGGAGTAGATTTCTTATTGGGTTGAACTAAGAAATCATAAGAGGCATTATTTTTTGTTAATGCATAAGGAGTAGTATTTCTAAACCATTGAGAAGAATTTAAATCATAATCCTTTTGATTAGAAGTTTTTTCATAATTAAAAGCATTTGGTTTTGAATGGAAAGAGTTACCAATTAAATATGGGAACTGTGGTATTTTGTACTTATTAAATGGCCCTGAACTTTCAACATTACCAGGATTGATAGTGGCAAAATATGCATATACACCATTTGGATAATCTGGTGTTACACAGAAACGTCCATTATATTCATCTAAATCTCCTGAATTATCAAATACAAAATCTTCAACAAAAAATCCTTGATGAAAATTAGATAAAGGAGGTCGAATATCACTAGTTGCTGGTTTATAACCAGATTCCATAGCTCTTACTGCTCCTCCAGTAGGAGTAGTATAACCATAAGGACCATAGATTGGATTGCCGTCATAAGCCCATCCTATTATAGGAGAGTGATATGATGCAGTTACTTCTTGTCCATCAACTCTTTCTAGATCAAGAAGTCCATATTTAATATCATTATTCTGATTTCTCACATACACAGATTCTCTTAATTTTCTAGGTGCATACAAATGAGTATACTGAATACCTAAATCTTGATTTTCTGATTCATCTAAAATTCCATCATCACTAGAAATAATATCTAAAGATTTTTCAAATAAATTAACTGCCCAAGTATTAATATTTGCTTTAAATTTAGCATTTGATCCACTGGGAATTACATCAACTATTACACGATTAGTATATCCAATACCTGCATTATGAATTCTTACACTTTTAATTTGTCCATCTTTTATAACTGGAACTAATTTTGCATATTTTCCAGCACCATCTGTTTCTAATTCTAATGATGGGGGAGAGTTATATCCAAATCCTTCATTAACAACTAAAACATCAACAAGTTTTCCATTATTAATAACTGGAGTAAGTTGAGCATCTGTACCTGTTTTAGTCGTAATAAGAGGTTGTCTATCATAATTAAGAATCTCATCAGATCCATAAGAATTGCCTGAATCAATTATTTGTAAAGAATCAATATATCCTCTAAACAAGGGTTGAATCTTAGCTCTAAAATCTTGTCCACTAACTGTAGAGACTCCAATTTCTCCACTCAAATTAACAGTAATTGGTTCATAGTTAAAAGAATGAGTTCCTGTACCTAAACCTGCAATTGTAAAGTTAATATATTCGTTATTATCATAATAATAAGACTTAGCAGTTGTTCCTACTCCAACACTCGATAATTTAAAATTATTGCTATCTACTTCAGTTACCAAATATTGAGTATTTGAATTAATACCAGTTATTCTATCTCTATTGTAAGAATATTGAATAATTTCTCCAGATTGATATCCATGATCATCTATGGTTATCTGATTAAGAGCAGTATTGATTCCTGTTGCTGAAATAATCGTTCTTTTCTTGTTTTCATATCCTATACCAGAATTTTTAATAATAATATTGGATAAAACTTTCTTTTTATCAAAAGATTGTAATCTTTGTATTCCTGTTCCATAAGCAGTTAAGGATACGGTTTCAATTCCTGCCGAAATAGCTTGATCTTGGGTCTTATAAAGTTTTACTGTTGACACTCCAACCGTATGAACATAATAAACAGCATCAGTGGTAATTCCACTAACTAATGATCCTCCATCTGGTTTATAAATTACTTTTTCACCATTTCTGAATTTATGATAAGTAGAAAACCCGATAGTATCAGCATCTAGGTTGATACGAGCAGAATCTGAATCCTTTACACCAAAAGCATTAAAGGAAACATCATGAGTAGCAAGAATGGTATTAGCAAAAGCTTCTGCACCAACACCATTTCCACCCGTAATGGTTATAATCGGATCAGCGACATAATCAAACCCTGGATCTACAATATCAATCGCATTTAAATTTCCTCTAATTGCAGCGATAGCAGTTGCACCACTACCAACAGTATCTTCAATGTGTATGAGTGGAGGATTTAAAATATCATAGTCTTTTCCTTCTGCACTAATATCAACCTTATTAAGAGGTCCATAATAAACAGTATCTTTAGATTTATAATTAAGAATTTCAACACCATTTATAAGAATACCTGTTCTACTACCAGGTTCAGTAATATAATTTCCACTCTTCTCCTCTGGTTTTTTTATTTCTCTTAATAATAATTGATTATCAACTTTCTTATCAAAATAATCAATATATTCTAGAGTGTTAGAAGTTACTATTCCAGAAACAGATACAAAATTATTATTAAAAATATTACTAGGACTAGTAGCAAGTTGAAATTGATTTTTATTTACTCTTTTTACAAAGAAAATACCTGGATTGATTTCAGGGAACTTACTAACAGATATACTTTCATTACCTAAGAAATCTTCTGAAATTATATCAAAAGAATTATAATAAACTGAGTCTCCAGTATAATATCCATGATCATTTACATCTAGAATTGTAAAAGTATCACCACTATATGATCCACTTAATGTAATCTTTCTATCATAAAAATCTAAAGGGCCGTTAAAATAATGAGGAATAGAAGGAGCAGCAATTAAAATATTACGATCAAAATCGACGTAAGTATTTTGAATATTTGCGAAATAATTATCAACGTAATAATAATCTTTTAAAGCTACATCAACTTTTGCTCTTGTTATATTTTTTTGTACACTTTGAACAGATAACAGAGGGCCTTGTCCTCTAATAGAAAATTTAAAGGGATTTATAACTTCATTGATAATAGAGTCTTTATTATTACCAACAGAATCCGTAACAGTAACAGTATCACCCAATCGGAAATTATGTTCAGTGAATGTTTCTAAGGTATAAGTAAAATCAGATGAATCGACTAATGTTATAGATTTTACATCATATTGTGTAGCTACGTTATAAAACCAATTATCAACCTTTGGTCCAGAAGTTGTAATTCCTAATGATTGAATCTTAGCAGTATCATTATTGGAATAATAATAAGTCTCATCATTAATTACTGGTTCTGCAAGAACAGATCCTATTTTAACCGTTACTTTAGTTGTGGTTCCGATACCAACATACGCATAAGCATTAACATTCAATCTTATATCTGCTTTTGAGTCAACAGTAGATGTAGTGCCAATGTCTGTTGTATTTGCTACTCCTACTCCATAGAACTGGTTTATTGATTTTGATCTATAAGTTAATATTCCTGATCCAACTGCTAGTTCACCTGAATTTGGAAATCCTATTGTAGAATCTACATCAATTACACTTGCACCAATCGCTACAGGAGTTATAACTTTAGTATTAGGATGAACACTAAATTCACCATAGATACTTCCTTGTAGAGGAATATCTTTAGCATAATTAAAATCAAGACTTAACTTAAAATAATCCTTACTATTATAAGTTATTTTTTCTATTGCAGAAATAGGTGAGTAAGCTGCAGTTATATCATAATTGGTATAAGCATCTTGAAATAAGGTGCTATTTAAAAGTTCGGAAGGATCTCCCTCTATTGCTTCAACAACTAAATCCTTCGTAACTCTATAATCAGCATCCGAGGGTCTAAAGACAAAATTTTGGGGTTTTAATACTTCTACTGGTTCGCCATATAAAGCCCCAAAAAGCATTTTAAAGGATTCGTCTGTTCCTTTAGCTTGATAAAAATCTTTTGATCTAGATATAAAAAGTCGTTGATTTAATGTATCTGTAAGAGTCCTATCTTCAAATCCAGGACTTAACTGAAATTTAATTTTGTATAAGAACTCATTAAAAAGTAACGCACTTAAATTAACAATCTTTGCTCCACCTTTATGCTTGGCAGTAGTGGAAGTTGAAAAGGTTAATTGATCAGTTTCTCCTAAAGCTTTATAAGAAGTTACTCCACTAAATCCTCTTTTACATCCTGTGAAAGAACTCTTTGTTTTTTCCGTATATGCGATTATTTCATTATCAATTTGTATTAATCCATCTCTGGCGGGAAATTGATATGTACCATAAACATCTTTTTCTAAATCAAACGCTACTGTAATAGTAGTATCATTATATGAAATATCTGCTGCTAACTCAGTTTCATTCGCATTATTAGTTAACGACTCTAACTTTAAATATTCATCAATATTCTGAATTAAATCAACAGAAGCTCCTGGAAACTCTTGAGAAGTATAATATTCTTTTAAGAAATCTGCAATTAAAGGGAAATCATCTTTTACAAAAGAAGGAAGTTGATTTGCAACTATACTTTGCAGCTGAACTCTTTGTATGTCTGTAGATATCATTTTTTGTATATGTTGATCTGAGTAAGAATATGAGAGTTAATAACCACCGCCGTAACCGCCACCACCACCAGTGCTGCCACCACCAGAGGAACCACCAGAGGAACCACCAGAAGCGGAGCCAGAGGAGGTTGACGACGTTGTTGATGTTGTAGTAGAAGTCATGGTTTCGCTGCCCACACGGGTCGTTGTAGTGGTTGTGACGACAGATTCAGTTGCATATACAGGGCCGCCACGAACTAGACTTCCATTGGCATAACTTGAAGTGACAAGATAGTTGCTTCCTGACACATCTACACCAGAGGCAATATTATCAGGTTTTGAAGTAACCTCTGTTTGATTTAGATCTATTTGTAAGTACAAATCTTGAAGTCCTATTACATCATTAGAATATGGAATAGCAGAAATTTCAATCAAGGGAAATCCTTTTTCAATAACCGTATTAGTAATATTAATTGGAGATAATTTAATCTCTCCTTTAATGTAATCAATTACTCCCACAGATTTTTTAACTATTCTAGGTTGAGTTGGAGAATCTAACGCAAATATGTCGATAGTTCCTTTTTCATGATTATCATCAGGCATATCAGTAAAGTATACAGTTGCACTAATACCAGCAATATTAAATCCTGAAGACTTAATATTATAACCACCCTCTTTTACAAAGAATCTGTTACCGTAACAAATTTCGTATTCCGCAAAACTATTTAACGCCACTCTGAGATCCCTTCTAATCGTAATAGTCGTAATATTAGAGGTTATGCCTTCACTACTCCCATCAATCAAGTTCAAAAACTTACTATATTTGAATCTTGCTCCAAATTTGTTAATTTCAGCAGATTTTGAGTAAGTTTCTACATTTTCACTTACAATTGTAGTAATTGAATTAGCAGATTTTGCTAAATTCGCATTATAGTAAGCTGTAATGTTAGGTTCAATGTACAAATACTTCAAATCAATGATATCAACAACAATTCCTGATACAGAATACTTCTTAATTTGACTTTTTATATTTTCTTTGATTTGCCCAGACAAATATGCACCATTTGTTGGTTTTACACTTACAAAAACTTTTCCAAATTGAGGAGGAGTCAATTCTTCTCCACCAAAAGCAGAAACAGAGTCAGCTTCTGGGTATATTGTTGGTAAAATTGCTTCATAATCAGCAGAAGTGACTGCTCTATTCTGTGATGAGTAAATTCGAGTCGAATATTTCTTAATAGATTCTATGGTTTCTATATTTTTACCACCTGCAGCAATATTATCAGTCGCAACTAACGAAATTCCTGCACTAAGATTGACACCATCTCTACTTGACGTTAATTTTCCCGAAAATTCAAAAGATCCGATGCCATTTGCAGATTCTCCATTGGTTATTAAGTATGAAACTTCAATAAAACTGGGTGATTCTAACTTTTTACCAAAAACACCATCACCAAAAATCAATTCATATCGTTCATTTTCAATTTCTTGGCAAAAATAGACGGCAGATTCCCCATCTATCTCAAATAAACTTTCAGATTTTCTATATTTACGACTTGTATTTGATAATTGAGAAGGTCTAACTGTTACTCTAATGCTATCAGTATCAATATTAGAGTTTGGAAGTATAAATCTTTGATTTGGATCGAAAGAATTGACTGTAAAGTTAGTAGTAATGTAAATTCCTTCGGTAATTTCAATATTTTCAAAGTTAGCTACGTTCTGATTAACTGGAACAGTGATGTCATCCAGTACAGCAAAGGTAAAAGACTCATTATTAAAGACATTTGTAGTGCAAACTAGACCTTTATTCAAAGTAACCGTTTGAGGAGTGGATGAATAACTAGTTGTATCTACAAAAAATGATATATTTGCTTTAGCGGCCTTTTTGGAAGTAGGTGTATATCCAATATTACGTGCTAATGAGACAACATTCTCTCTTAATGTCGCACTATCAATAAAAACCTCATTCGATACCATGTTGGCATTGTAAGAGGTGATGTAAGTATTGTATGCCAGAACATCAATAATCGTAGATAAGTTAGATCCTTCAAAATCATAGTCAGTGAAATTGGAATTAGATCTAAGATAATCTTGTATTGTTGTTTTTATCTGGTCAAAATCCAGATTGGAAAAATTAACTAATGGCATTATCGTGCTGGCTCTAGGGCAAATGATAATTGTTGGGGTTGTGCCTCTACTCCAATAATCTCATATCGTATTACTACGTCAAATTCTAGTGTTTCAAAGTTTGGTGAGACTTGAGTTTTTAATAATTTAACTCTTGGTTCGTAATTGTTTATAGTATTTTGTATTTCATCCTTAATAGATGATGCAGTAACGTCATCCATATTCTCAAATAAGAGGTTATTGACGTTAGAACCCAAATTCTCATTAAAAAATCGCTCTCCTGGTGCAGTAAGCACCAAATTACGAAGAGAGCGAGCTATAGCGGTCTGATTTTTAATCGCAATAAGGTCATCATTTAAGGGATTAACCTTAAAAGACATGCTAATGTCTTTAAATGTCTTACTTATGCGTTGGACAGCCACTATTATTAGGCAAATATATCTTTATTTAGCAACTATTTTTACCTTCCTTGTCCTCGTGAACGTTTTTTTGCTTTATTACGAGAGGAGGCGGCATATTTGGTATGCTTTCCTCCCCCTTGACGAGTTTTTTTGGGTCGAGTTTCGATCATTTCGACCCCAGTTGGACTTCTCATTGCCATTTTAGTTATTCTCCATAGTAAAACGAGACACGACGGTTAGATAACACGAGTTTTTTCGTGGCCAACACGTATCCGAGGATCGCACCAGATGTCATAACCCTTGTCGATAGCATCTAAACAGAAACTAACGTCCTCTCCACACATGTCTTGGACTGCTCCAGACTCAAACTGTTGCATCTTAGGAGCAAACCAAGGATATTCAAGGTTCTCGAAGACACCATTCTTAATCATGACCCAACCGAAACCTGTGTAATCTACGGTGAAAGGTTTCTGACGCTTTCCAATAGACTCTACAGTCTCATGATTCATGACTCCACCGTTTTTGCGGAAGTCATCTTCTTCTAGCCAGTGTGCGACAGAGGTTGTGCTACCATCTTCGGTTGCATACCATCCTCCACAGATCTCTGCTTCTTCCCTATCTGAATCTTCAGCAGGTAAAGCAAGATCACATAACTGCCAGAACTTGTCAGTATTAAAGACAATATCCGAGTCAATCCAAAGTTGGTAATCATACTCTAGTTTACCATCCCAAGGTTTCTGATTAGGGCCACGAAGAACATTCGCACCTAATACTTTACAACGTGCAAAGTTAACCATAGAAGAGTAATCCTGTGAGATCTGAATACTCATTCCATTTTGCACCATGTCGAAACACATCTGTACAAAATTCTTTAAAAAGATATATGAACATCCTCTACCTGGTAGACAGAATACAATCTTCTTTCCTTTCCATCTTGCTTTGATTGCATCTATATCCCAATCGGCAGCTTTCTTCTTGGGTTTGGGTGGCACAGTTTTTACTGTAAATCCTTTGGCCATAGTTTTATTGAAATTTCAATTCAATTATAACATCCATTTATATAGTTGTCAATAATTAGTTTGAAGTAGTAGGTATACCGAACCCTTTTTTACCTAGAGTAATATTAAAACTTACACTAATTCTTTCATGATCAGTTTCATTTACTAATGTTCTATGCTTCAGTTGTCCAGGCCATAATGCGATCATTCCATTTTCTAAGTAAGGCATTCTCATATCATGATCAACCAAATCCAACAATAACATATTACTACCTAAGTTACTATTAATATTAGTAAATATTAAATTACCATCCTTACCATTTGTATCTAAGTAATAAACACCAGATATATCTGCAGCTCCATGACAATGCTCCCTTGCACATTTACCTTTAATAGTTTTTGTCATCCATGATTCTGCGATCACCCATTTACCAAGGTGATTTTTACCATATAAATCCCTAATAAATTTATCTACAGTTTTGTTTATAAAATTAATACTATGATGACATCCATGTTCGATTAAAAAATTACTTTCAAATGGATTCTCACTTAACATCATATATCTGCCATCATACCACTTATCATTAAAATTTAACTTACTCTTCACAGTAGTAAGTTCTTTCTGTATAGTGGTATATTCATTTCCTTCTGCTTTATCTAAAAATATAGGTAAAGGAAAAATAGGTCTAATCCCTCTTTCCATTAATATGAATCCTCTTCCCACATAGGAGTTGGGAGAACCCTACCTGGCCCACCTACTCCACACTTAGGCCCTAGTTTAATATATGATAAATCTTGTTCTGTATAATCTGTCTTTAATAATCCAACCATTACCTTTAACATCTCCCATGTACATTCAAACTCTTCTTCAGGGAGATTTGCATACAAACATCTATCTTGTGCATAGATGTGGTAAGTGGTTTCGTCGTACATAACGTATTGTTAGCCTTCACTTATTATATATCAATATCAAGATAATTGCAAGTTCATTGAGATACTGATTCTATCTTCATCTCTAGGATTTGGTTTTACAAAATGTAATACGTCACTAGGAAAGATTAATATATTTCCTTTCTTTGGTTTAGGAATAATATCGTTTCTATCCCCACTGTAATTTCGGTGAGAAAAAGGATTAACCAAAGTTAAAAGATTATCAGTTTCAGTTAAGTATAGTACTAATGCAAGATCACAGTCTGGATGAGTATGAGGGGCATTCCAATGGCCTTTACCACTAATATTAAACCACCATGCCTCTACTTTAAACTCATGTTCAATGACCTCATATACTAACTTATTAATTACCTCTATACCTTGTGGGTGAAAATCTTTCCATTCTAAAAAAGGAGTTTGATAACCTCCTTCACTAGATCTATTATCTCCTGCAGGATATTTTTCTTTAAATCGGTAGGCTCCTTGACATAACTCGTCTGCTAATTCGTGTGATATACCTTCTAAATGCCAAAGAGGTGTAGAGAATAAATTATGTTTCATTAGAGTAAAAGCAAGTTCATTGATATACTAATTCTATCTTCTTCTTTTTGATGGGGTTCTACTTGATGCATTAAATCTGAAGGAAAGATTACTATATCTCCTTTCTTTGCATTCATTCTTCTAAACTGATAATCTCTATGTAAAGATTCATACAGTTTAGCCCTATTATGCCAATGGGGATCCACCAAAATTAATTTATTATCATCATCTGTGAGATACCATATCAATGCAAGATTACAGTTTGGATGAGTATGCACTGTATTATAAGCTCCGTTGCCATTAATATTAAACCACCATACATCTATTTCAAACTTAGGTAATGTATCTTTGAGTTGATTACGAAGATACTCAAACGCACCTTTATGAAAAAGATCAGAGGTAAAACAAGGGCTTTGATAACCCAATACATTTGTTCTATTTGCTGTCTTCACATTTTCCTTACAGTCATATGCACCTTGAATCATTTCATCAAGTATATTCTCAGGAGTTCCTTCAATGTGCCACACTGGAGTTGAAAATAGATTCATTCTATTCAAAAGGCCTTTTGAGGAGGCTCCGTTTTGCTCCTTC